TTCAGCTTGAGCTTACGCATAGCTACCACGATAGACGATGCATAGATAAAGCCTTGCCCGCCTGAGATCTTGTCATCTGGATCAAACATGTCTTGTGAAGCATATGTATGGTTGGTTGCTACTAGCCCAACATTGTGACTACCAAACATATTGACGCAGTTACGAACAAGTGCTGTCAGTGCTTTGGGTTTACGACCCATGTCACCCTTTAGATCACCCGCTTCGAACTGGTTAACGTCTGTGGGAGTCAGCAACATGCCTAGCGAATCGATAATAAACAACACTTTGGGCTTGTCATCATCAGGCATTGCTTTATAGCCTTTCATAAACTCAGTAATAGTTTTAGCAACATCGTCGATCATTGCCATGTTGAGTTTAAGTAGTTTGTCTTCGCTTGTGTCAACACCCAATGCACGAAGCCAATCTTCGTCCAGTGCGTTTTCAGTATCAACTAGCACAACATAAATGCCTTGTTGCTGTGCATTGCGTACTAAGTTTCCTGAGCAAATGTAACTCTTACCTGAGCCAGACTCACCTGCAAATACTGTAACCTTACCCAATGGAACACCTCGGTGAAAGTCTCCACTGATAAGATAATTTAGTGTGTAGTTTCCTGTTGAGACCCAATCTGTTGGATCGTTGAAACCAAAACTTAGACCTTCGATACTCTTAGTCAGGTCTTTGCGAAATTTAGAAATGTCGAATGGTTTTGCCATGTGTTTGCCTCTTTGTTGTATATTAACTTATTTTATTCTAAATTTAAAGATTTTTTTAAATGTTGATAGAATTCATCTGATAAATCTTCAAGTTCATTTAGATTGTTTTGATTCTTCCATTCTATAAAATATTTGTTCTGGTGATTTATTAAATCTGCCAAAGATAGAACAATATCTGTTTTTAGAATTTGGGTCTTTTTCCATTCTTTGCACTCTAACGATAAAGTAAGAATTTTTCCAGCCTGGGATTTAACAGTTGCAAAGTCTTTTTTTCCATATTTTAGCTTTGTTAGATTTCTCAGTGAGATTTCTTTTTCATATCCAGATGGATCGATTGATATTACTTTGACATTTGGAATAAATGAAAAATCAAATTCTTCAAATCTATGACAAGTTATAATTTTATATTTTTCTATTTGGTAAAGTATTTCTTCTTTTGAAATTTCTTTTGGCCAATTTGGATTTTTTAGTCCGAATACATTTATTAGTCGATAAGACTTGTCATCATTCATCAAATATTTTATAAAAGGAAAAGTATGGGCAATAAAAGCATCGCCCACACTTCCTGGATAATAGTTTACTATTATCTTAGTATTCATTAGCTCTTGCGATTACGAATCATTGCAAGAATTTCTTCTGCACGAGGATTGGCTGCTTTAGGAGCTTCTGCTTGTACAGGTGCACTGGCTGCGGGAGTTTCATCTTCCCAAGGTGCAACATCTTCTTTAGGAGCAGCCACAGGAGCTGGGCGAGCAGCAGGAGCAGCACGTGGAGTATCATCTACTTCCACATCGCTATTGCTGTTACCCAGTCCTGCTGGCTTATAATACTGACCCCAACGATCCTGATCATATGCTTGACCATCAACAGATGCTTCAAACATTTCCTTAATGATCTTTAGTTCAGCGTCAGTAGGCTTCTTTGGAAGGAAGTCTTTGAGGTTAAACAGTCCATATGTATCAATGGCTGCACGTTCAACACTTGTTAGTGCTGATTCCTTGCGAGCCCACTTACTCGTAGAGTAGTCTGCATACTGTCCCTTAGTAGTTTTAGTAATGCTGAAATCCAGACCACGATCATAGTCTGTAGGAATTTCCTCAATTTCAGGATCCTTAAGGGCGTTAGTAATAACTGGATAAATGCTTGGACTGATAATGAAACGACGAATTGGATTTTCAGGGCTACGATCCTCGCTTAGCGGGTTTTCACGCACAATCCCCTGGAAGAGGTAGCTACGCTTTTTCCAATACTTACGTCCCATATCTTCAAGTGACTTGTCCTTGAACCATGTGCGAACTTCTGCAAGAATGGGGCAAGCCTCATTCCACATTTCCACACAAGGTACCTGAACAATTACGGGCTTACTATTCATCTGACCCTTAACGCCTGCAAATGGGAGACGGATCATTGCCCGCTCTACCCAGAAAAACATGTTGTTAGGATCACCATCTGGAAGGAAACGAACGCGGGCAGTACTGCCTTCTGGAATATCCCAATGTGGGTAAATTGCGTTGTCTCGTCCGCCGCCGCTGTTGCTGTTGCCAGTGCCGCGGTTTTCCATTTCTTGTAGTTTTGCTCTAATTTCTGCCAATGAAGCCATAATTTTTCTCCTTTGTTGTGCCTATTATGTGCCTAGATAGATTGTTTAACAATCTAACATAGTTATTTATACTGCATTTCAAAATTGTTTGCAATAATAAAAAAGCAGCATACCCTGGCATGCTGCTAATTTAATTTAGATTTTTGGTAAAGTCTAATTATTTTATGGTATCAAAGACCAGCTAGTTTCTTCATCCAATTTAGTTCAGATTCATCAACCTTTTTCTCTTTGTCTTTGATTGCCTTCTTCATTGGTTCTTCTTTGTCGCCGTCTTTGTCAACGTCTAGGAAGTCTGGCTTTGAGCCTTCTTCCATGTAACCACTGCCACATTCTTTTAGCCCGTGAACTGGGCACATTTGACCTTCAGCAGTGTGATTGCATACGCCTGCTTCGTCAGTTTCTTCACTTTCGTTAACACCAATACATTCTTCAGCGTGAGCAATCATTGTGCTGCGTAGTGTATTACCATGTTCTTCTTTAGCATCCTTTAGGAACTTCTTCCAATGATCGCCATACTTGTTAGCCATAGCAACTGCGTCTTTTGATCTATCTTTAAGATCTTCCAGCATGCCTTCAACAGCTGACATGTATTCGTCGTCTGCTGCTGCATGTCCTTGGCTGTGACGAACATTTACAGGAACACTGCTTTCTGGCAGTGCTGGTGTTGGGAAGTTAGTTGCTGGATCAGCTTTCATTACAGACTTTAATGACTTAACATCTTGTCCGTGTAACTTGCCACTCTGTGTAGTTCTCTTAGTGATCCACTCTCTATCTTTCAACTTGTCTCTGCCGTATGAACGATTCTTATTTGGCCAATGTGAAGCAGCGACGCCTTCTAGTTCATCAGCAAACTTATCACCGTATTGTGCACGGGCTGCTGCAACAATATCATCTGGATCTTCATCACTGTATCCGCTTGGATCAGTTGCATCATACATTGCGTCAACATATTCTTGCTTGGTCATCATACCTTCTTTAACTTGGTATTCTTTGTCACCCACTTTGAAAGTCTTTGCACCAGCTGCTTTAGCCTTAGCTAGAGCACCGCTAAATTCGTTGCCTTCATTTGGCTCTTCTTCTAGCTCTTGTTCGTTAGTCTTTTTCATACGCTTGTCCCAAGCATGTTGCTTGATTACTTTGCGGATTTCATCAGTGTTTGACATGCTCTTGTTTGCATGCTTGCCAATAACTGCATCAATTGACATACCTGAATCAATGTCTTTCTTAATTTGATTTGCATTGATTTCATCAATTTGTTCTTCTTCGTTCTGGCAACCGCAATCGCTGTTGCCTAAGCTCATGATTGAAGCTTCAAACTCTTCTTCGGCAGTCTTACGATTCTGCTTAATGTGACGCTTTTCAGCAGGCTCTTCTCTGTTTGGATTGCCGCTGTATAGATCTTTTAAGTAAGCCTGTAGCATGGCTTTGTGCTTTGTAGTGAACTCACCTGCGTCTGCACGACTTGCCAGAATAGCAATTTCGTCGTCTACTGCACGTTGAGCAATGTCAGCAAAAATCAAGCTGACCATGCCACGTAGTGGTTGTGTCTTTAGCAGCTTCTTCATTTCTGCATCTTTTGCATCGTTAGCATATAGCGCAATGGTGTCGCCAATCTGTGCAGGCTTTGCAGCACGGACGTCGGTCATATCTTTGCTGGGGATAGGACTGTCGTCCTCTTTTTCTGCCATATTCATTTGCTGTTCCTCAAATTTTTTGTAAGCTAGGGCTGCGGATTCAATCCAATTGTTTAGGTTTTCGTTGTAGTGTTTTTGAATGAACCATTGTTTCATTTCTTCACTAACGTCACTGCGAGCATCATCTAGTGTTACCAATGTGCTTAGCTGTGATAAGTTTTCTTCTACATGACTGCCGTTGGCAATCTTCTGTAGGTGTAGTTTTAATTGTTCTTTTAAGTATGCGCTGGCGTCGCGAACCTTTTGACTGTTTTCGCTTTCAAACTGTGCATTGCGTGTGGCCATATTAAAGCGTTGCAAGTTCTTCATTTCGTGAACTGCTTTGGCAATTACCTGACCGTGATTGTCATAAGGTGTACCGCCATTAGCAACATAATGTGCCATAGCCTTAGCACCTAATACACTCTTAAATGGCAATAGGAAACGCTCATTGTTGCTGTTGACTAGATAGATCTTGTCAATCTTGCTGAGTCTATTGTGTGGGTTTTCGTCTAGTTTGTTCTGATGAACAACATGTATTCTCACATGGTTTAAGTCACCATTGCTGAAACGACCTTGTCGCTGCCAAGCAACACGGCTTTCGCTAATCTGTGTTGCACTCTTGTTATACTGGCTGAGAAATTTAATATCGTTTTGATCTAACTGATTTTTAGTAATGTCGCGAACATCAAACATAAGCATGTGTCCTTTAGCAAATCTACGTAATTCACGCAAAAATTGAAACCACTGCTCTTGATTGTGTTCCTGCATATCTTCTGTGATATCCTGACTAAAGTAAATCTTTAGGCTTTGGTTATCAACTAGACTGCAAGTTACTGTACCGAAAGTTTGGTCTTCTGCTTTGTAATTAAAGTTAAAGAATCTTGCTTCAGTTGGATTAGAAGTTACTGCACCACTTTCGTCGCCCATCTGAACGTTAGGAAAACGATTGCGTAGTTTAAAAAACAAGTCGTTAGATATCTGATCAATTTCTGCCATGATAACTTATTTATTAAGATTGGCACATTAAAGAACTATGAACGGCATGGGTTCTATAATTTCATCTACACTATCAGTTAAATTATCGCTGATTTCTTGGTCATATTGACGCAATAACAATGCCATACGCACTATCAATAGTGTAGCACTAACCAAGTCATCTTTTTCGCCTGTCTTAGCTTTGAAGCTGTTGCCTATTGCTACGAAGTTTTTAAGCTCGCTGATGAGGTTTTTACTACGAATTTTAATCTTTTGCCCTTCTACCCATGCTTTAAGTTTAGCACAAGCAGCTAATTTAGTCTTTTGCCCTGTAGTCATACCCTTGCGATATCGACGACTAGTTCCCATTTTAGCAGGCTCGCTGAGGAACGTGCCAGGAATATTCTCTTCACCTATGTCTGCAATAGCATTAAGTGTAGCTTCACCAATAGTGTTGTTTTCTACTGTGTAGTAGATCTGCATAGGATCATCAATTTCTTCTGACAGATAGCGACAGATTTCCACTAGAATACCCACTTGTTTTTGTATAGGTGTTAAGTTATGCTGCCACTCTGCTACTTGTTCCATGCGAGTTAAATCAAATATCTGTATAGCAGCGTTGTCGCCTCCTGTGCCTAGGCTGGGATCTAATGCTACTGCAAATGTGCTGTCTTTGTGTGGCTTGCTATACCAACGCACTTGCCCTTGCTTTTCTAAAGGATGCTGTCCTTCCAACAAGTTAAGTGTAGCTGGTGCAATCAGTGTTTCATCATAGATAACGAATCTGCATTGATGCTCGCGTTCAAAACGATCTTCCCCAATACTTTCACGTTCTCTTGCTGCCCAAGTGTCATCACGTTCAGGATGTTTGTCCCAACGTGCTAGATATGCTTTGAATCCATTACGACCTATCTTAGTTTCGTTACCAAACTCGTCAAAGCAGTAATTAGCACCTTTCCACAAATCAGCAAACTGATCTTCGTCACTGTTGGGAGTAGATGTAATGATAGCCTTACCACCTGTACTCAGTGTAGGACTAATGGAAGTCCAGAATTCACGAGCAATGGTAGGTCTGACGAAAGCCAATTCGTCGCAGTATAGTAGTGAGATTGACATACCACGACCAGTAGTTTCTGTAGTGGTAGCACTTACTATGCGTGATCCGTTGTCAAATGCAATACTACCTTTGTTGTAATCCACTGCACCTGCACGAATATGATCTGGTACACTTTCATAAGCAAAGCGAATACGCTGCATGATTTCCTGTGCGCCTGTGTATTTGTTTGATGCTACAAGAATAGTGCTGTCTGGAACAAACATTGCATACCATAACAAGAATCCAGCAGCACAAGTTGTCTTACCCATCTGACGTCCCAGCATGTTGATACTGAAACGATAATCATTATAGTTTTGTATTAGGTCAACTTGATAATCAAAGGGAACGAATAATAGCTTGCCTTTAGTAGGATGCTGAATGTAAAAGAAGTGAGTCATGAAATACAGAGCACCGTGTTTAGGATCAGCACAAAGCGATAGCTGCTCTACCTGTTCTTTAGTGTATTCTGTTTTCTTATAGGCTTTCTTAATTAGAACGCCATCTAAACTCTTACTCAATTATATCTTACTTCCTGCCATGTATAAAATATGTCTATCCTTAAGACTGGCATTTGCTGTAGCATGTGCCATATACCAAGGAAAGCTAATAATATCGCCTGCTCTCCATTGTGTTACACAATCTCTGCCGATCATAAAGACCTGTCCCATTTGCCAGTCTTGCAGGAACACAATGTATATATTGTTAATATCATCAATATAATCGTTGTCTATATTGCGTAGTTCACTTAAAGGATTATAGATAGTTTTATAATTTACATCATGATGTAATCCTATCAGATGCCCTGCAGGCAAATATTGACTAGCCCAATTAACAAATTTTAATTCTAAATACTGTTGAACTACATCAAACTTTTCGTCGTGGTCACTTGCCCATACAGATATCAAATTGTTATTTTTAAATGTTTCTCTTCTTTTTTCTTCTTCTGGATTATTAGAAAAATAAAAAGTTTTTTTAGTTTTTTCTAAATTGATAAAATGTTCAAAATCAATTTGAAGATTACCTATGTAAGTGTAATCGCCGTGAAATCTTTCTTTATGTTTAGCATAAAGTTCATCTGTTAATTCTTTAAAATTTCTATCTTTAAATTCTTTGAAAGTTATGTTTGTATTGATTCTATTCATTTGAGTTTTGCACCTACTGTATATAGGATGTTTCTATTTTTTCTACTGGCATTTACTGTGCTGTGTATCATATACCAAGGAAAACCAATTACATCTCCTGGAGACCAATGCATGTATGCATCCCGTCCTATCATAAAAGCCTGACCGTGTGCCCATTCTTCTAAGAACATAATGTAAATGTTAAAAACTTGATCAACTGGAGTCTTGTCGTAATTAGGTATAGTCTTAGCTAACTCACCGTGATAATCTGTTGTAGCATCATAATGAGCACCTATACAATAACCTGGTTTCAAATTTTGAACAGCAATTTTAGCATAATCTAAATCATATAGTTCTTTAATAAAAGTAAAATTTTCATCTTCTAAACTAAAGTATTTTTTGTCAAAGTATGAATTTTTAAATTCTGTTTCTTCTGCGTGTTTTCTAAAAAAATTAGTATTTTCTTCTTTTTCAATGTCTATGTATTTTTGAAAATCTATTTGCACATTGCCAAAGTATGTGTAGTCTTTGTCATATTTTTTTTGATGCTGCATCATATAAAATTCATGTGCTTGAAAGTTAGGTTTGGCTTTGATTTCAGGCCAAGGCAAGTTGCACTTTATACGTTCAATTTTGGTTTCAAACATTACTGTAGATCCGTAAAATGGTTACAGTTTATATATCTGGTCTTTCCAAACGGATCAGCATGACTGACGTTGATAGTATGAATTGGCACTTGTATATTAGTTTTCCAATGTATCAAAAACTTGTGTATGCGGGGAAATTCTGGAACAAGGTCTTCTGTCTGCCAGACGAACTCTTGAAGTAAATTCTTGTAGTCGGGCATATAATATAATATTTGCAGTGTTGTGATGCGGTAATCGCTCCATCTCAACATGTATTATTTATGGTTGACAGATTAAAAATAATGTTTTATATTAATAAGATGTAAGTTGGGTTAAATATTTCTGTATGTCAGACACGCTTATTCTAAATGCAAATTGGCAACCTCTAAGCTGGCTACCCTTGAGTGTTATTGGTTGGCAACAAGCAATTAAACTTCACTATATGGATCGCATTACCATCATCGAATTTTACGAAGATTGGGAAGTGCACAGCCCCAGCACTACCTTAAAGGTTCCTGCACTGGCTATTACCAAAGACTATCACGCTTTCAAGAAAGGCGTAAAGTTCAGCAGGCAGAATTTATATCTGCGTGATTTGTTCCAGTGTCAGTATTGCGGTGATACATTTGAACCACATAATCTAAACATTGACCATGTTAAGCCTCTAAGCAAAGGTGGTAAGACTACATGGGAAAACTGTGTAGCCAGCTGCATACCTTGCAACAGTCGCAAAGGCAATCAATTTAGAAAGCCTATTAGGGAACCATTTAAACCTGATTATTGGACATTAAGCAAGCGCAAAGGCGACTTTTATGATGTGCGCCATGCTAGCTGGCGACCTTACTTGTCCTTGTAAGGATTTTCGCCTGTTAAGTATGGGCGAGCAAACCATAGCTTGAACCATTCAGGTGTGCCTGGTTTGATATTGTGTTTCTTTTCATAAGCACGTTTCTCGGCAGCAGTATAACTTATATTGCTGCCGTCTGTTTCTGTAGTCTTTTTAATACCTGCAAGTGCTTGTAATTCTTTTAAATTCATGATTTACGGTTTAGCTTTTTACCACTGTTTTGCGGAACAGGACTTTTAGTGTTAGTATCGTTTACTTCACCGCTGCCAGAGCTGCTAACAAACTTTGCTTTCATCCCTAAACGCTTTAAGCTGTTTAGAATCATTTGTCGTTCTTCATCTGTATATGCAAGGGCTGCTGGGATGTCACGAAAGTTATCTGCTAATCCTGGTACTTTTACATCTGGCTCGCCTGCTGTCATGCTCATAAATCTATAATATTCATAAAACATATCCATATCAGGCACAACCATCATACGATTCATAGCGGCTTTAGCATTGCTGGGAACATTGTCGTTTTCTGTGATGAACTCTTTTGCTCGCATGTGTTATTCCTTTACCACTTACGGCATGACCAGTAACGTGCTTTTGTTCTTGGACCAGGATTGGCGCAATTATGACGGGCACGAAAACTTCTGCGTCTTGCAGGATTTGACTTTTTAATTCTCATGTTAGGATCGCCGAAGTTGACTTTCTTAACATTGCCTGTGCTTGGGTCTTTTACATAGACTTTAAACTTCTTAACATCGC